TTGCTTGAACAACAACTTTACCACCTGTTAATAATTCTAAAGATGACCCAGCTGGAATGCTAACGTCTTTTGCTAATAAAACTGTTTCGTTTGTTTCTGTATCTGATGTATCTGATACTAATTGAACATCTGCTGTAACCGCAGTTGAATGTATGTTGCAAAGAACTAAACCTATTACAACAGTTGTTGTTGAATTAGGGACTGTGTAAAGTGTTAAAGGTGTTCCAGCACTTGTTGGCATAGCACCATTAGTTTTTACTTTAAATGTATTTGCCATATTTTATCCTAAAGCTATCGCAAGTGGTAAAGCATTTGGGTCAGTTTCTGATATTGTTCCTGTTACTGACATAGTGCTTGTAACTGCATTTGATGAAATATTAACTGATAATAATTCTATGTTATCTGTTCCATCATTCATTTTTAATTTTAAAAATCCAGAAGTACCTGAATCAATCCAAAGTGTTCCTTGAGCAACAGAGCCAGGTGCAGAAGAGCCTACATGAGTAGTATTTAAAGCACCTAATATTGAGTTGAGTTCAGAACGAAAAGTTCCGAATGCTTGATTTGCCAATGTTACATCTGATACTTGAGACATAATTCCTTATACTCCTTTTTGTTTAACTTTGCAAACCATATCCGATTGCCTGATAGTCGAAAGTTTTATCTATTATTGTATTACTACTATTTTTAAATGTGATGTCAAACCCTGTTTTAGATTTATTTGAAACTATAAAGAAATCTCCTGTAGCTAAATCTTGCCCTGTGACTGAAATGTTAGGTGTTGCATAGAAATTATTTGTAAATGTAATTGACTTAGTAGATGTGCCAGAAGATATATCATCTCCTGTTTCTGTCCTTTTTTCTAATACTAATTTGACTTGTAATCCTGTAACTAGAGGTCTTGCTTTATTATCTGATGAAGCTAGTAAAGTTCTGAATTTAAAATATCTCCCTTTAAATGTACCTTGTTGAGCAATAGTAGTAAATGAAGATATACTTGCTAAGCTTGAAGTAGAACTTCCTATTTGGATTACAGCAGAATTATTTGTTGGTGCATTACCATCAAATGGTGCTTTAGCATCGTCAAAGAGTGAGGCACCTCTACCACTATCAAACTGATCGTATGGGTCATCAGATTGCATAGTTATTTGAACTTGAAAAGTAGCATCATAAGTAGCATCAAGACTAAAGCTATTATTAAAAATATAATTTCCTGATGATGTGATGTTGTTAGCTATCCCCCCTGTATCAAAGAAAAAACCAGAGTTATCTGCATCATCAAAATTTCCTGATCTGTCGTCAAACAATGTAATAGTATCTAATGTAACTGCTGGATTGTTATTACTGTCTTCTCCTAAAAAAGTATTGGAATAAGTTCCAACAAAAGTTGGTTCTTCATTTACTGTGCTAATATCTTTAAATGCTTCTAATTGAGTTACATTAGATGATATAATTGCTGGATTAGCAGATTCGTTACCTAATTTATCAACTGCTTTTATGTATAAATGATAAGGTGGTTTAATTGCATTGATAGTAGTACTGTTTGATTTTCTTCTAGGTACTTGTACTAAATTAGTTGTATCAAACCATTCTGTTGTACCTACTCCTGTTGAGTAACGTATTTCATAAAACTCAATATCTAAATCTTCCACAGGTGTCCATGATAACTGCATTTGATTTGAACCAACCATTGATATGTTAAAGTCAGTTACATCTGCTGGTGTTTCAGTAGCACCTATTATTTTTCTTGTATCAGAAATAAAACTAGACCTTACACCTAAACCATTTATTGCACGAACTCTGACTTGATATGTAGCCTCATCAATTACGTTTAGAACTTGATAATTAATAGCTTTACCCTCTCCAACTAATTTATAATCTTCTGTAACTGAATTACCATTTTTATCTAAAGTTTGTTTAACTTCTACCTCATAATCTTCAACAAACTGATCTGTTGAAGCACCGATAGTAATTAATAATCTTGTTAATACTGTACCATCAGAATATTCAACTAAATCATCAGTTAAAGTCAAACTTGCTGGTGGTTGTATATTAAATGGGTTTGGTAAGTTTGTAGATGGTATAGTAGTTGCTTGTGTTTTAGTTGCCCATGTGTAATGACTATCTTGATGTTCAATTAAATCTAATCCTATTGTATAATCTTCATTAAAAGATAAACTTAAAACTCTAAAAGGTTTTGCACTAAATCCTAATGAGGCATGTGTAATATTAACTATATCTCCTATCGCTAAATCATAAGCATCAAAAGAAACACTTATAGATAATGTTAAAGCTTCTCTCGATCTTCTCAAAATAACTTCTGCCATTTCTTCAGCTTGATATGGAGATGTTAAAGTTTTGAAATCAAATCTTCCTTCAAGTAATATGCCACCATCAGCAGTTTTCATTGTTGAGTGTTGATCTGCACTAGGTAAACTACTATCATCAATAGGTGGAAACTGTACTTCATCAACTTGAAAATTTCTATCTGGGTTAATAAACGAAACTATAACTCTATTGAACTTATCTTTTTTATTTGGCGAGCCTAAACTGTAACCACCAATTATATCGTCTTCGGTTAAAGTAATAGAAGCTGTGCCTGTTGTTTCAATTACTAATTTATATTTTCCTGACGTATAAGGTAAATATCCTCTACAACCTTTTATTAATTCTCTTACATTTTCAATTACTTTTTTTGAAGTATCTAAAACTGCATTAGTGTCAAAAATATTAATATTAGAGGCACTTGAGTATGGTGTAACTTGTGTTGTGCATACTACAGAAGCATCATAAAAACTTTGTAAATCAATATCAGTAATCGCTAAACCTTTTCCATATCTTGCATTAGTTAAATAATCTAACAAACACCATGCTGGATTAGTTGAGTATGCAGATGTTTGTGCAACTAAACTGGAATTATAAGCGACAACTTTTTTACCTTTTATTTTAGCTTGTACTTTTGGTATTGAACTAAATACATCTTGATTCCATTTAAACCTTAATGCTAAATAACATAAACCACTTAATTTGTGATTACTTCCCCAATTAGATAATGTTGATAATAAACTTGAAGCTGATTGTCCGTCAGTACCAAAGTGTGGTTCTATTCTAATTAAGCTAGTGCTATCTTTATAAAAATTACTATCTCCACTTCCTACTTCTACTTCTGTTCCATCTGTTAAGCTAGACGCCCATGTAACAGCTTTGTCATCAACTCTTACTTCTTCAATAGAGTTAATTTCTCCCTCTGACATGACTATGGCCATATATAAATATGTATTATCAGTTCCAGAAGTTTCCATGAACACTCTAGTACCACCGACTAATCTTTCTCCATAAATTACAGGAACACTAGCATCATTTGATTGTTTATTAACTAAAATACCTTTTTCATAGTCATCAAATTCTTCTGTTCCAAAATCTGGTATTTCTGGTTTAGGTGCTAACCAAGATATTGCTTTTGTTACTATTTTAATAATAGGTTTAAATATTTTAGTTATCGCTTTGAAAAAACTTCCAAATCCCATTATGCTCTACCCCACTTAATATCTTGAACTGTTTGAGAACTAAAATCCATTCCTACATCTGTACTAAAAAATCTTTGTTGAGATGTATTATTTGTTTTACGACCATTTTTTTTTTCAAAATCTGCCCAATGAGATACTATTGATAAAGATACTGTACTTTCTGTATCAGTTTCTTGTATTGCAAACTCATCTATTTGACCTTTATATAATAAAAAGGGATCTGAAATAAGTGCATTAGAATCATTTAAAAATCCTCTGTAAATATCTACTGAATCATTAATTACATTTTCATTTAATACTGTTGATATAAAAGTTTGATCTGCACCTGATAAAGATAAACCTATACTTGATTTACTTAATTCAGTTTCTTCTGTAAAATTTGATAAACCTAAAATAAAATCACTTGCTGAATATGTAACACTGCTACCTGATACTGATGAAGTTAGCGAAAAAGAACAATCAGTGATATTAACAGGGCTATTGAAACCAATAGTGATAAGGTGTATTGGTCGTATATCATTAGTCGCTAGTTCTGTCTTTACTGCTGATGTTAAGCTTCTCGTCATATAATTCGTATGTTGTTCTTATTGTTCGTTCTGTTCCTTTTAACATAACAAAACTAAAACTTCCATTAGGAATAGTATTTGCTTTTAAATCATTTTTAATAGTATCTATCTCACTTTCATCTACTACTTTTTCTGCAAAAAAATCAGCAGTAACGTGATGCCTAATAAGGTATTTTGCCATTAAAGTGCTTCTTCAACGTCTAATTCAAATTGATATAAAATATTACCATCATGTGTTGCACCAACAGATCCAAACTCTTGGACATCATTAGTTAAATAAACTGTAAAAGGAACATTGTCATAGGTTACTACTGAATTATCACTCAAAGCTGTAATAAGTGGTGGCTCAATAGTTACTGTCGCCGCATTAGATGAGGCTGTTACGTCTTCCACAACCATATAAACTTTACTATGACTTGCAAATTTTATCATATCTCCAGCTTTAAATCTTTGAGTACCATCATGTGCAAATCCGTCCATAGCAATAGTGGTGTCTCCAACTGCGTGTACACCATTAACTAATACAGTTCCGTTTTCATGTCCTTTAGCATTTTTAAGCTCTGGTGGTGTAATAGTAAAATTTTCTTTACCTGATCTTTGTTTAACAATAAATGCCATCAAGGCACCATAAACTTCATCTCTTTTTGCAGTAATAATTTTTGCAGTAAATCCAAATCTTTGACCATCGATTTGTCTAGCAAGCTTCTTACCTGATTGAGATTTTGAAATAATAGTATTTTGTATAGACCTAAATCCCATTGTTTCAAAGCTAGCAGTAGATATTGGAAAAGCACCTGACATTAAATTAAAGCCTCTCTTCCTCTTTCATTAACAGCACTATTAATTAATTGTGTTATAGTTCCTCTTGATCTTACAAGTAGTTCTTCAAAACCAGAAGCATCGACAGTATTAATATTAAAATTAACATTTACTGCACCTCCTGATGTACCTCTAGCTGATTGTGTAATTTGCCCTGTTTGATTTGGTACAAATAATTCTGGACCTCTTTCTCCAACTACGATTGGTTTGCCTTTTGATACTGCACCACCTTTATCAAAAAATGGTAATCCAAAAAAAGAGAGTACAGTACCAGCTGTTTTAAGTGCCATTTGTTGTTTAAGTTTTTTATTTTGTTTTTCTATTTCTTTTGTTTTATTTTCTTCTGTTTTGAAAATAGTTTCTGATAATAATTTTTCTATACCTAATAATGTTATTCTTTCTATAGTTTTAGCAATAACTTCTACTAATATTGCTTGTGCAAACTCTTTGAAACTTTTATTTAAACTTTTACCTAACACAAGTGCTTCTGCTAATCCTGTTGAGAAAGCACTTACACCTTTGTTGATTCCCTCAAAAATACTTTTTGATATACTAAATTCTTTATTTTGTTTTGTAATTTTATCAAGAACTTCTATTCTAAGTGAGTTTTCTGCTTCAACTTGTTTTTTATGTTTTAAATGTGCTTCATGTATATTTTTATATTCTTGTTTTTGCTTTTTAACTTCTTTAGTTTGTTTTGCTAAAGATACATTTACTTTATTTGTTTCAGATAAAATTCTAGCAACTCTATTAAATTTCTCTACTTCTATTTTAGCAATATCTCTTTCAATTTGTCTTTGTTCTTTTGTTTTAATATTTATTTCTAATTGTTTTGGTAATATTAAATTAACTGCGTGAATTAAATGTTCATATGCTGTTGTTACTATATCTACAGCAGTTGCTACAGTTTTAATTGCACCTGATAAAAGTTTTATAGCACCTGTTAAAACAAGACCTATAGCATCTGCAATATCATTAAAAGTTGCTTCGTTATCTTTTATAAATTTATCTAAATCTTGGAACTCTTTTTTTAGTGATGCAAAAAATTCTTTGTCCGCTACTCTTTTTTGAAATTTAAATACACTATCTGAAAGCATAGATAATGTTCCTGTAAATGTTTGTGCGAGTTCGTCAGTAGCACCACCAAATCTACCACCTTTACCAAAAACTTTTTCAAATGCTTTTATAGTTTCTTCAGCTGAAACTGATGCACCAGCAGAAAAGCCAAGCATATCTCTAACACCACGTTCTCTGAATATATCAGCACTAGCTATACCAGATGAGAATGCTCTTTGTATTTGTTCCCCAGCAGTTTGAAAGTCTATTCCTGTAACTGCCGCAACATTACCTGTTATTTCTAAAATTTTTGATAATCTATCTGCGTCGCCAGCAACTACTGCTAAATTTCCTGATGCTGCTTGGATTTGTTCTAATGAGAAAGGTACTTTTGCCGCAAAGTCTGTCATTACTTGGAAAGCTTTAGCACCCTCTTGAGTACTACCAAATAATTGTTTTAATCTTACTTGTAAATCTTCTACTGTTCTTCCTACATCAACGAACTGTTTAACTACTAAACCAGCACCAATACCTACTAATGCACCTTTGACAGATAATACTGCATTTTTTAAACCTGATAATCTTCCTCTAATACCATTAAATGCTTGTTTAGTTTTATCTTGTGCAAGAATATTTATTTTTAGATTTTGTGCCATTACTTATGTTTTGCTTTCCTTAATTCTGATTCGTATTTTTCTTGCTCTGTCATCATGTAACCTAGCCAATGATTATACTCCCAAACTTCCATTTTTAAAAGTTCAGATAGAGTTATTTTTAACCTATCAGCAACAATAAGTAAATTTTTTAATTCAGGTGTTGAGTTTAGTTTTTTTTTACTTCTTCGGGACTTACAGCTTGTACCATGGCAGTGGCTATCCTTGATAGGACATCAGAATCAACTTTATACATCAAAGCTAGTTTATCTTTGGCTTCAAATAATTTCTTACCATCTTTGTCAATAGCTTTCATTACTAGCACATCCGCTAATATACTGACATCATTCATATTATCTGACTTTTTAAAAAGGATACTCTTTTCGTACAGATTAATAGGATTCCAATAAATTATACTTGGGTTACCATCAGTATCTTTCCATTCAGGTACTTCAATAGATTGAACACCTAAAGATTCAAAATGCGATTTAGCACTATCAAGAATTGACATAAAATATTATTAGACAGTACCTCTTGTTAATGCGCCTGTTCCTTGAAAAGTAACTGATCTTGAAACAATACCATCCATAGCATTATTAACTGACATTCCTGTAATTATTCCTGTTCCTGTAAAACTTTCATCTCCTGATGTATTACCCTCAGGAAGTAATATGAAAGATATTGAAGAACCAGCAGTTAAAGTTTGTTGTTGTGCGTCTGTTTCGTCATAGTGCATTTCTAATGTACCAGAGAACGAAGTTCTACCAGCTACGAATGATTTTGTTGCATCTGATAATTGAGTATCTTCTACAACATCTCCTGTAGTTTCAATAGTGAATCCTGTCAATTCTCCGATTGCAGTTCCACCAGCAGTTACTACTCCTTCTTTTCCGTGATGTGTTGCCATTTAACTTTATCCTTTTTCGGTTTAGATTTATTTTCTTCTTGCGTCCAGCCAAGTGCTAAAAAATTATCAAGTTGAGTTTCGTTAATAGTTATTTCGTTCCCATCTTTGTATAATTTAATATCTTTAGCCATAATGCCTTTTACTATTTATCTTCTTCCTCGTCAATATCTTCTTCGTTATTAAATTCATCTAATTCTGGAAAGTCTTCAATATGTTCATTTTCATTAAATTTGTCTATTTGTTGTCTTGCGTCCATACAAAGTAGAGATATTTCATCTACTAATTTTTCAATATTATCTAATTTACTTTCTAATTTATCTATTACTTTTTGTGCTTTCATTATGGTGTCGCCGCTTGATGTTCATACATTACTCTAACTGTCATTAATACTGCGCCATAAGGAAATAAACTACCAGCGTCAGTTTCAATAGATATAACTTCTGTATCTAATGCATTACCACCTCTTGTAATATCTGATTCTAATTGTGTTTCAATAGCACTAGCTAGATTGTTTCTTGCAGTATCTATATTGTCCTCATTTGTTTTTACATATCCTGTAATACCAAATTCTAAATTAGCAATTCTTGTTTTAGCACCACTACCTAGTTCTTGATCTTCTTTTGTTTCTTCTATTGTTTGAATTAAAACTGCTGGATATTGTTGTTGTGATAATTCGTCTAATGGAAATGGTTGTCGTGAAACTTTTTTAATACTAGGACTACTAACCGCTTGAACAGTTGTTACTAAATTAGATGCTATATTTTCCCTTACACTCATATGTTTAATCTTCTAATTTGTTTGTTTATAAATTTTTCAAAGTTTTTTTGTATAACACGTTCTAGCTTTTTATCATAACCAAAAAATTTTCTAACAGGAAGATTACCAGCACCTGTTTGGTGCCAAAATGCCTTTGTTGCTTCTCTACCACTTCTAAAATAAACTTGTGCTTTATTTCTTGAAATTACTTTTGAATCTATTGATTGTAACATTCTATTAGTGTCTTGCAAATCAACTCTGCTTTTACCTTTGGCTTCTGCATATCCACTTGAATAAGCTACAAATGTTTTCCTATTAATATCTTGTCCTCTATCTGTTCTGTGCAATATAGCTGTTTTTAAAAATTGTCCAGCTTGTTCTAAACCCATTTTAACTATGCCAGGAAATTTATGAGAAAATTTAATGTATCTTGCTTGTAGGTTTTTTACGTTTGATTTAATTTGTATATTGACTGCCATTATCTGCTAAGTCTTCTAAACCCATGCAATGGTTCTCTTTCATTTACAGATATAGTTCCTGACGCATCTGTATCATACTCAACACCATCTTCTAATATTGATTGCCATTCTTTGTTATATTCTGACATATAATATTCACTCATTCTTTCAAATCTATCTTTGTCAGCTTCTGGTCTAAACTTTGATAATGCTGGTGCAAGAAATCTACCAATAAATAAATAAACTCCTGCTCTTTCAAATTGATCTAAATTAACTTTTGTATTTACCATCTCAGCAGTATTTAAAACTGTAATATCTGTAAATATGTTTTGCTTATATACAGGCCACCACTCTACTCTTAACTGTCTTAAAATATCATTAGTAGTTTGTGCAAAAAAATTTACTGCTTCTGTATCTCCAGCCGCAATACCGAATCCAAACGCATCTGGTTGATATTTAGTAACGTCTCCAGCAACAATAACATCTGAGCCTGTATAATTAGCCATTAATTACTCCAAATCAAATACGCTATAATTAATACTAATGGTATAGAGTACATAGGGTTATTTTTTGCTTTTACCCATACCCATTTAGACCACTTTCTTGTTTGTTTCCAAATCCATTTATTCATCTTTTTTCTTCCTTGTTTTACGTTTAGGTTTTAACTCAACAACCTTTTCTTCTTTTACTACATCTTTTACAGGTTTAAAACCTCTAAATTCCCAAACTTTTTTGTTAGCTTGATAATCAACAAAAGGTCTTTCAATAATCTTATTGCCTTTTTGTAATTTAATTTTTTCTGAATTTTCTAATTTTAATTTTACCATTTCATCTCCTTTGTTAGTTGCGAGGGCAGTTTCCCACCCTCACAAAGTATCCAATTATTATTGGATTGATGAATCGAAGTGCATTTCAACACCATATGAATCATGGATTTCTCCAACACCATATACTGCTGTAGCCACAATCTCGTCAGCTCTTAGAGAAGCATCTCTTTGAGTTTCGATTTTTAGACCTTGCATTTCAGCTAATGCTAATGCATCTCTGTGCATCGCCGCACCTTTGTAATCACCAGCTGTTCCTGTGTTAGACATATTTGAAGTTTCAAATATTCTTAAACCAGCAAGAGAGCCAACAAAACCTGATCTCATTGCTTCGTTTTGTAAGTCACCAGCATTTGGATTAGCAAATGTGTTAGTTAAATTAGCTTTTAAATCATAAGCTATTTTAGGGTGTAGTACTACTGCACAATCATTTAGATTTAATGCGTTTGCTCTTAAAGTAGATGCAACATTAAATACTGATGCCGCACTAATTGCGCCTGTACCATCTCCTAAAGTTACTGAGAAGCTATCAAACAATCCAATTAAATCTTGGTCTTGTTTTTTAGCTACAGCTTCTCCAAACAATCTACCAATATCTGCCGCAACATTTCTTGGTGCAGAGTTTCTTGCTAAATCAGTTAGAGTTGTCATAACACCAACTTCTGACGCAGTAATTGTTACTGAACTAGGGTCAATAGCTGTGTTTGATAAATCCGTTGCTTCTGATACTGCTGCCGCAGAAACTGCCGAATAAATCGGAACTTCTACTGCTTTACCACCACCTGAAATCGCATAATTTCTTACAAGATTTCTCATGATAGATTGTTCTTGAGCAACGAATTGTGCTTCTGCAACGATCTCAGTGTATAGTTCCGAGAGCGTTGAACTTGTACTTTCGTTTGCCATTTTATTTATCTCCGTTTAATTATTTATTATTTAAGTTTATCTCTATCGCACCAGCATCACGTTTTTTACGATACTCTGAATACTTTAAACGATCTTCTGGTTTTGATAAATCTAAGTCCTGAATATTAAAAGGTTTTACAGTTTTCCCCTCGATAGCACTCTGGCTTCCTGTTCCAGACAAAGACCCTTGACGGAAATGTGGGTTTGCATCTAAAAACTCCTTGACTGATTCTTCAATCGTAAGTAGTTCTCCCTTTGGGTTATAACGTACATTAGAATTATTATCAAGTATTTCAACTCTATTATCATCTGTAAGTCTTACCTTATCTTTCATAAGAGCAACCACTTGACTTGGCGATATAGCTTTATTTTGAGAAGCAACAGATAAAATATTATTATCTATTCTTTCTTTTTTGATTTCATTTTTATATCTACTAATTTCATTATCTTTTTCAGCTATCCTTTCTTGCATAAGTTTTTCAAGATCAGCTTTAGTTTTAGCTTCTTGTATTTGTTTTTGTTTTTCAACTTCTTCTGCTTGTTTTCTAGTTTCTTCTAATTGCCTTTCGTTTTTTTTCTTTTCAGCATCTAACCTTTGTTTAATTATATTATCTAATTGTTGCTGAGTGAAAGTTTGTTCTGGTGCTTTTTCTACTACAGGCTCACTAGCTTGTGTTTCTGTTTGTTGAGTTTGAGGTTCAACTACCTTTGTTTCTTCTGACATTTTACTCCTATTCAATTATTAAATTGCCCACTTTGTCATACCAATCAGGATTGACATAGCTCCATTGATGACGACAGTTATACCCACCACGAACAATAAGAGGATCGCCAGATTGTTTCCCTGACCAACTTCTTGATGACCATAGTTTTCGTACTTCATCAATCGTAAATAGTCCACTTGCTCTTTTGTCATAACTGCCTGACCTTACAAGCGAACAATGTCTTCTGGTAGTAGGTATTATGCTACCAAAATATTTTACAAAAGTTAAACCAGCATCTTTGCTTTTTGCTAAATTTAACTGTGCATCAAATTGTCTTAACGAATCATTTAATAGTTGTCCAGCATATCTTTTCATGTTTTCTCCAGCCCTATCTGAAGCATATTTTGACTGTAATATTGCTATATTTTTGTCAAGTTTCTGCCTCAAAGCTTTAGCTGTTGCTGATCTTCTGTCCATTTTTTTTAATCTAATATCATCTGCTTTTATTGTTTTTACTAATTTATTTATTTCTCTGTCATCAGCACTTGCATAAATACCATTTATAGTTTGCCTTAATTCTTTTTCTAAATCTATAGGGTCAGCATTGATAAGTGTATATTGATAAACTTTTTGAGATAGTGTTCTAGTAAATGTATTTGATATATCTTTAAATTGTGTAAATGATTGTCTTTTTAAATTTTGTATTAATGTTAAATCAGATTCAGTAAGTTGCTGAAACTCTATAGGAATATTGCCTATAGTTTTAAAAGCTTTTTCTATTCGCTTAGCTTGTTTTGTATAACCTTGTCTAACTACATTATCTGACCAAGTTAAATATTCTTTTTCTAAAACTTGCCTAATTAAAGGTTGAACTGCTATGGCTGATTTAAGTTCAAATAATCTTCCTTGATTATCTAATGGTAATTTTTTACCAGCTAAAGAAACAACTTCTCTTTCAATTTTATCTAAGGTCGTAATTAATTGTTCGTAGTATTCTGCTTCTGCTACTTCTATAGCCCTAATACGATAATTCGCAAAGTTTTCTACAATATCCGCCATTCATTAAACTTCTTCTTCCTCTACCTCTTGATCAGGTTGTTCTGCCTCGTCTTGTGTAAATTGTCCAAGTTCTTTTTGTTGTTCTATTTCGTCAAAGATCATATTTAATTTTTCATTATCATCAATTACTGCTCTAGCTATTTCTTTATCAACTTCTTTAGCAAATGTAGGCGAATCTAAATTTAATGCTTTTGCTTGTTGGTAATAAACTAGGTCAGCCGCATAATCTCTAATATTGAAACTGTCAGGATAATTTATTTCTCCATCAAACATAGCATTTTGAAATAATGCGTATAATCTAAATAATTGTTCTTCTGCTATTTGAAGATTATCTGCCTTTTCTGATAGTCTTGCGTTTAACATTTCAAACTCAGTTTGCAAAGCTATTCCAGATGATACTTGCGTTTTAGTAGTTCTTACTGCACCTGTGTGTGCTATCCTGTTGATAGTGTTTACTTTTGAATTTATAGAATCCATAATTGCTTGTAAGTTTTGACCAGATGGTTGAAGTAGATATGGTTTTAAATTTGGTTCCATTTCATCAGGCATTTCTATAATAGCACCAGCACCAGCACTAGCATTTACACTTGGAGTTTTAACTAATGATGGGTGGTTTGTTAATCTTATTAATTGTTCTATTTCAGAAAATTCATTGTAAATAGATTTTTGTAAATCAGCAATATCTACTAGATCTGATTGACCAATGCCTCGTTTGTGTGACTTAGCATTATATAAAATAACTGCTGGTATTTTGCCAATCAGATTATCGGCAGTATCTATTACAACAGGCTCAGTTCTATCGTCTTTCATGTAAACAGTATCTACTCTATCAAGATACCACAGCCTCATATAAGTTCCACCATCACGATCTACTTCTTCTCTAATTTTTAAGTAGTCTAAAGTATATTTACCATTTAACTCCCTTTTAAAATTCCAATCTAAAACATTTTCTGGTGTAATAATTGAAAGATAAGGTCTAATATCTTGTTGTAGTTCTTCTGCTCTAGTATTAGTTTGAATTTTAGGTTTATCTAAGATCATAAAACAATGACCATAAATAGAAGAATAATTTTGTGCTTGTTTAATTACTGAATCAAAACTGTTACCCTCAAGGTCAGTATCTTTTAAGAATGATTCTAAACTAGGCTCATCAGCCATAGCACCAAAATCTCTACTAGGTTTTACCCTAAACAAAAATGATGAATAAATTTGAATTATATTTTTACAATGATTATCACAAGGAGTGTTCGCAAGTCTTTGATTAAATTCGTTATCAAGTTCTAAGTTGTATCTATTAAGATATTGACCTACCATATAATCGTAACCACCATTAAATGATCTTATGTAATATTCCCAAAGATTTACGTTTTCTTTGTAATCCTTATGGGTATCTAAAATTTCATCTCTTTCGTAAGCCATTATTTATGTGTCCATCTACTAGGTTTAAAAGGTTGAGATTGTGCTATTAAAGGTTTTACTATTTCTATTAAATATCCGATACTATCGTTCATATGATCAAAGCCTTCTTCCTTGTCAGGAATATTTGTGTTTTCCTTGTATATCTGCCTTTGTAAACCTTTTATCATAGTTTTGCAAGATGGAGAAACAAAAATATACCTTTTACCATCAGCAGATTTTAATCTTGAGTTTACCGCATTGATACGATCTCTAATAGGGCTATGTTTTAATTTACATTTTACATTAAAGCCAGCATTTTGCAGTATAGTTAAATCAGTTCTACCACCAGCAGAAGTTTTACGTTGCCGACATGCTGGGTCAGGATAAACAAAAATTTTAGTTTTACTTCCATATCTGTTTCTTATTTCTTCTACCATTTCATCAGTATTACTTGAATAAATTACTATCTCATCAACGAAGTGAATTATATCTTTATCAATTTGTGCAACTGAGGCACTCATTGGATCTACGTTAAAATCAAGACCAATATGTAAAGGTTTTGACCAATCTATTTTTTTTTCTTTTACGTTTTCTACAGCATGAAAGTTATAATATACAGCACCAGCATAGTTTTCAAACGTACCCTCAAACTCTTGTCTAAATGTTCTAATATCAATGTCTTGTTTAGCTTGTTCTATTTCTTCTTTACTAACCATACCACCTTGCAAAGTAGTAAATTGAAAACTATCCCATTCCTTGTCTTCCTTACCTTTTAAGTACATACGATATGCCCAATTACCAAAACCTTTAGGCGACCCACACATAAGTACATCCCCAACTGTATCAGCAACAGATGCCCTTAAAACTTCTGTCCAAGCTTTTTCATCTATATCTGCAAACTCATCAAGTATTAAAAAATCTAATCCTGTCCCCCTAAGACTATCGTAATTCTCACAACCTTTTAATGATATTTTACTGCCTGTTTTTTTTATTGTAATTTGTAAGTTAGATTCATTGATAGTATCAACCCAATTAAAACTGTGTAATATTTCTTTTAACTGCGACCACACTATCTCCCTAGCCATTTTAAAAGTTGGTGCTACATACCAAATATTTTGTTTTACTTTCGAAGCATATTTCATCATCTCAGTTATGCATAAATAAGTTTTACCAAACCTACGACCAGATACTAATACTCTAAATCTTTTATCAGATGACGATACTTCATGTTGTGGTTTTGTTAGAGTGATCTTCATTGCAAAAATAACTTACAACCAATCTTTGTTTATTAAATTTTTCTTCAAATCTTTCTGTAGTTTTTATTATTTGTTCTGCACCAGATTTAACACATTCTGACCAAGTATCAAATCTTTCTGGTGGTATTCCTAAAGTTTGACATGTTTGTGTTAAAGATGAACAAAGAGATAAAACTAGAATAAATTTCATTCTAAAATCAGTTTCTTGATGCTTTTACTACCATCAATGTTAGATTCTAATTCTGCCATTCCTTTATAACATTTATAAGATACAGATTCACTATATTGTCTTTCAGCTTGTCTTTTACCACGCAAACATTGTGCCATACCATCAACTTGCAATCTTGCTTCCTTGATTTCTCCATTAACAAACATCAATAATGCTACTACTAACTCGGTCAATTATAACTCCCATTTTTATAAACTATCTCTCTATTTGCATCTTTTAATTTTTCTACATCATCTAAAAGCTTTTCTACTTGTTTTTGTAAAAACTCAATATTAACTTTATTATGCATACCTGATTCTTGTTGTACTTGTAACTTTTCAACTTGTTTATATAAATCTTCTATTAACATAAACTGTTCGCTATCTGCTGGTAAAGAACCTAATTGTCCTCTTGGCCACTTAATTCTAAAATCTGTATTTTCAGTTAAATCTTTTTCCATTAATTCTAATCTTGTAGATAATTGATTTTGAGTTTCTATTATTCCAAAGTATCCCCATACACCTATTGCAACTATTGATATAAGACTAGCTACTGTCTTCATAGGCATTGAAACTTTTGCTTCTTCAGAAATGGTTAATGGTTTGTTGCTCACATTGGCCTCACACAAAATGCAAGTAATACAAAACCTAATATCAATATTCCTGTAAAGTAATAGTTCATTGTCCTACCCATAAATTATTTTTTCTTTTTCCTTTTTTTTTCTACAAATAACTTATCTATTAATTCTCCTAACTTATCAAAGAATCCAAATATAGCGAATGCAATCCTATCAATCATATTCTAAAACCTTTCTGCCATGATTTAACAGCCCAATAAACAGGTGTGGTGTTGAGTTGCTTACCTGATCTTCTAGCTTTAGCCAAGATAGGACGAAACCTCGCCATAAATGATCTTTTTCTAGCTGGTATATTTTTTTTGATAGTTAAATTTTTATCTCCAAAATTAACTTTGACTACTCGCCCTGTTTTACGATTACGAACAAAGACTTTAAATTTTTTAACGTCACCACGCATTGGTTTGTTAAGTTTAACTGATCTACCTTTATATTTTGCCATAAAGGTTGTTTATCATATAAGATTTATCTTTTAAAGTGTCTTTCTCTCCACTTACCACAAATAAAATTATCCTTTACACCTATAGTTTGGAATACACCACAAAATGATCTTCTATTAGAGTACATACCACAGTTACCACATGCTTCTTTAGTTGTTGATTTCCTAAAGTCTTGAGGCATTTGATATGGTATAAATGTACCATCAGGATAAAAGTTATTTCTTCCCTTGGCCACGGTACTTGCCTTTCCCTTTTTGTCTTCTAGTGTTTTTGTTCATAGTGCTTGTTATAGGTTTTCTTCCAATAGAAGTACCTTTAATAGTTTTTGTATATTCAACAGTTTGTCCAAATAGATTACCTTTTTTCTTTGCCATTTTCTGATTTAGCTTCAATTATAAGTGGTAGTGGTTCATTGTAATTAGTTTGTTCAATTTTATCTCTTTGATCTAAATGTTGTTTCCCTAGCCATATCATCATAGCTACATTACCACCTATCGCTTTTTCAAACTGTGCACGTCTTAAACTTATTTTGCCCATCTCTCGTCCCTTTTTTATAAGGTGGACATAATTCCTTTGTAAAGTCTTAGTGCTAACATCTAAAAACTCTGCTATTTCTTCATATGTGCAGTGCATTTGTGCTAATTTTTGTATAGCTTGTGTATCTACTTTTTTAATTGGTCTTGCCATACTTAAACATTTATATTAACTTTGAATCTTTTCCAATTAATTTTTGCATCATATCGTTTACCCTGTGCTTGATCTTTAATCTGCATGGTTACTATGTTTTTTCCCCATTTTTTGATTAAATTTTCTACTGATGTTTTTTCTTTTTCTGCTCTATAGACTGATTGTAACCCACCTTTATTAGTACCCATAGTTGGTGCGCCGAATGATATTGTACTTGTTCTCATTGTAAACTGACCATCACTTAAAACTTGTAACACCATATCCCTATCTTGTTTAAGTTGTTGATTATTGTCGTAAGAGTAGGGTTTTGTCCTTTTTGTGTTAAAACATACAACGCAATCAGCATAGCTGTTGAGTTTAAAATCTTTAGTTTGTGACCATGCAAATTGTTGATATTCTAAGCTACCTATAGCGACAGGAAGCTTTTTAAAGAGTTGTTGGGCTTCGTAGAGGGCTTTATCAGGCGATATTTTTACGTTTTTTCTATTTTTAGTTTCAAAAAATCCACTTATATCATCATCTATCTGCCACCACCAATCATACTTTTTTTCTGCAAATTTTTTTAAAAAGTTTCTAGCATAAGGTAATCCCATGTTGTTTTCTGGCATTTTAATTACTGTATAGTCTTCGTTTAAATGTATATATTTTTCAAAATCTTGTGGTTCAACTATAATGTATTTATGACATGGTAAATCTTGTAATAATTTAAAACTTTTACCCTCAGGTCTATTTTTAGTTGGTATTAAAATAGGGTAAATCAATGGTTCTTCAATTACTGTATTTGCCATAGCATAATGCATATTAAACATTTAATTTTGCGTAAATTTCTTTCGCCCTTTTTTTTTCTTCATCATTAAATATTGTTTTAGTGCCTTGTTTAGCACGATTTAATTCATATTCTGAGTTTCCACAGTAAATCATTTTTTCTCGATAATAACAAACTACACTAATCCTTTCAGAATATCCAATCTGTTTTATTTCAGTATTACCATGTAATTCATGTACATCAAATAAAGCTACATCTCCATCTCTTAAATTCAAACCTATGCCGAACTTAGGAATCACAGTATAAGCTCCTTTATAATTGCCTACAGATAAAACACCTAAATTACCAAACCCATGTTTAAAATCTCCAGCATCATAATGACATGCTGTTCTATAATTTCTGTTTACTGTAGCTGTGGTAAATGCTGTGCCTTTAATAACAAAATCTTGACTTGTCGCATCAGCAACTTTTTTTTGTAAATCATAATTGTATGGTGCGTACTGTTTATAAAGATTATCTATTTGTTTTATATAAGGTATCATTAAATTATATTCTTTTAAGTGTTTTTGACTAAAAGCTGTTGTTCTGCAATAAGGTATTCTTGGGTATCTATCACTAAATCCTACTGTACTACTGTTTACAGTTAATGCGTAACTTGTTTTTGATAATTTGCCATTTTTAATATTGATTGGTGTATATCTAGTACCATCAATCTTCCCTATAGTTCTGTCGCCTATCTTGTCGCCTACTTTGTAAAACTGACTTATTAATCCAGAAGCCATGCCTCTATTATTAGAACCACGTTTACCAGCTTTTCTAAATGATGATCTACTTGAATTTAAAATATTTTTATCAATAGCATTCTTAATTAAAACAGCAATTAATTTGCCACTTTTATTAGTAACGATAGTATTTTCTTCTATTAAATGATCAATGTGTTTTTCAGTTATAAAAGTTCCCTCAAGTTTTTTTATTTGATCTAGGTCTAGAACTTCTTTAGCTATTATCTGCTTCATTTTTAACTGCTAATAAAACTGCATCACTAATGTTATCAATGTTGTGTTTTTGCGATATTTGTTCTACTGCTTTTTTAAAAGCTTCTTCATTATTTGGATTAAAAAATAATTGTATCATTTTTACGTCATTTATAGCACCTGTAAATTCTTCGCCACCAATATCGGTATCAAGTGTTTCTTCTTTAAAAAACATTGAATCTATCTCTGAAGTATCAAACCCTGTTAAATCTAAATTAAATTTTTCATCACTTAATAATTTGATTTCTTCTTTCAGTAATTTATTTGACCATTTAGATTCCTCGCCACTTCTGTTGTCCATTATACGATAAGCAATAGCTTTATTTTTATCAAAATCTTTTTTTACTACATAAGCAGTTTTTTTACCTAAAGATTTAAGTGCTTTAAATCGAGTATGACCGACCACTATAACATTATTTTGATCTATAACGATAGGTTGATTATTTCCGTATTCTAATATAGAATTTTTAACTTTTTCTACAGCTTCAGTTGATATTTCTCTAGGATTATTTTTATATGGTATAATCTGATCTAGATTAATTTCTTCGATTTTCATATATTTAATTTTTTCATTGAAACTATTACACCTACAGGAAATACATTGCAATCTGAAAATTCTTCTTCATTTAGATCATATGTACTAAAAGTTCTTACATTGTTCTTATCTTTTTTAAATAAAAACGCATAAGTAACTTTATTTGCTGGTTTCATTTTACTTAAACTTTCATAATCACTATGACCAGCAGAACCAAAAATATCAACCCACTCTATACGATAAAAATAATATTTTTTTTTATTTACAATTATAGGTTTATAATTCACTGTTCTAACTGTATATGGTGCTTTTCATCAAAGCGATCAATCCTATAATTTTTGCCATCTTTACTAAATTTCTCAAAATTACCCTCACTACCAATGTATGTGTAACCTAAATTTTTAAGTCTTTCAATCAAATTAGGTATTTCAACATATTCGTTATGATCTGATTCCCACCTTTTTTCAGATAACCAAGTTGTAAAATGAGGAACGTATTTTTTCTCAATACCATGTATTTGACTATTATAGATGTTTATAAGCTTTTTATCTTCAGGTAGTTCAGGGCTTAATTTTTGCCATAATTTAAAAGCTTTAAATTTAGAACCTCTTCTAATGTGTAATGCTTTCCAAAGTTCTTCAAAAGAAACATCATATTTATTATTAGGTATAGGTATAGGACTAGGTATAGGTGCTATGATGTTGCCATTAGCAGAATATCTTGCTTCTGCACCTTTCTTACCAGCTCTTGATTTTCTTTGATATTTATCAGTTAAATATTCATGTTCTTGCAATAATCTTTTGTGATACCAAGTTTTTTTGTTTCTGTCATCACACTCACGTTCTACTTTAAAAAATTCTTCTAAAACTTCATAAACGTCAATATAACAATCATTAGTAGTACATTGACAAATCCTAAAAGCTGATTCAGTTGTAAATGGCTTAGCATTTTTAGTCCAAGCAAAACATAATAATCTAATATAAATTCCTATCTTATTATTAGTTAAATGTACTGTTTCTGCCGCAAATGTATCTGTAAATAACTGTAATGCGTGAAATTTATTTATTTCCTTTTCCATAAAATATATCTCCTGTTTCTAGTTGGTTGATTTGTTGATTTACTTCTTCTAATAGATCAAGTTCTGTACCGAACAGTTCTTGAAATTTTGTTTTATTTAAATGTATTGATTCGTTACCCATATTATGATGTTGAGGACACAAAGGAATAGTTTGATCATGACTAGGTCGTAAACCAATGCCTGTAAATTTTCTAATGTGATGAATTACTGCTTCAGTAAATAAACCTTTTTTTTGACAAGCTATACAACCTATCTGTTTTAATTTATCAAATCTTTCCTTTTCCTTTTTTTTCATATGAAATCTATGTTTATTTCTATCTATAATTTCAAAATGTATATGATTTAATTCAGCCATCTTTTTTAGTAACAGTTTTGCCTCTAAATGTATCAAGCCATTTACAATGTTCTTCCCATTCTTTTTTAGTCATTTAATTTATCCTTTATTTTATTTATGTGATTTTCAATAGCAGTTAGTTCATTTTCAATATCATTTTTATTATCTCCACTATATTCAGATAATTCTATTAGCTGACCTAGTCTTATCATTCTAAGTAATCTTTTGAAAGCACGTCTTACATGCATATCTGACATATCAGAAACATATAACCATTGATTTTTTGATCTACTGAAATATTGTTCTTCTGGTGTTGGTTGTTGAGTTTCGTCTTCTTTAGGTATATCTAAAAAATCTTCTCCACTCATAATAAACTCCTTTGATTTGTATTTTCTTCTTTATAAGGTTTCCAATCAAAATCTACAAGTCTATATTCTTTCCCATTATACTTGCTTTTAAAAGCTTGGTCGGTGTAACTTTTGGCAGTTTTTAATTTTTCATATGGTATGAACATATATTCTTTACCATGAGTTATGCCTAAAGATTCTTTTTTCCTTAAAGCTTTTTTATAGATATGTTCTCGGATCGAGACTTTGCCCAACCATATCTTTGTTACTTCTACCTTTATCATATTGTTTCCTTTCAGTTAAATATTTATGATTAACTTCTATTTGTTGTAACTGCAAAATACATTTTTGTTTAGCTAATTCATCAAGCTTACTTGATTTAATGATCTCATCAGCATTAGAATATAAAAAATCTGCTATGTTAATTTGAAATACTTCACAAAATTTTAACAGTCTAACTAATGAAATATTGTTTATAGTTTTTTCATATTTCTGCACTTGTTGAAACGTAACACCAATTTGTTTTGATACCCAAGTTTGAGTTTTTTTATTAGCAACACGAATAGCAAATAGATTCTGTGCTATTAACACTTCTGTCTTCATTTTATCTCCTGTGATTTGTAGGGGGAAGAAATCGGTACAAAACTTCCCCCATTAACTAGAAAGGGAATATATTTATGAGATACATTCTTTAACATAATTACCTTTTTTTTATTTTTAGTCAATTGATTTGAACTTATAGTATTAATTGCAAATCAACTTGTTAAAAAATTTACTTTTTTAGGAATTTTTAACCAAAAAACCCTTATTTTACTGATGTATTAATTATTTACTTTATTTGATATTTTAGGCAATATTCATTTAATTAGAAAATGTTTAATCGGTACTATTCTATAAACTCATAAAAACTGATTCAGAGCCTTGGGCGTGTAATTCTAAGTTTTGCACCTCGTATCCTTGTTCGATAAATCGGCGTCCACACCCGATCTGGCAATATCAAGGTTGTTCGTTAATCCAAGGGGAACCTCGCAAAGTGTGGTAAGACCTACGATGTAGTTTGTTAAAAATATAGTTCTATAACCTTTAGCAAGTTATACTGATGATGTTAGCTAAATAATCAATACGAAAACTAGAAAGGTAAATATGATTAGAATAAACATAACAATGAAAAATATACGACACACTGTTTCAATGCACAGTATTGATCAGTTCGTAAATTACTTAAGAGATAACTACTCGTTTCATGGTGTCAAGCTTTTGGCTAAGACAGTTTGGAATTTAAAAGTGGCTGAGCCTTATACTCAAGATGGATACACTTTTAGTATTCAATCTAAACGTAGATCAGGCAATATAATAATGAATGGTAACTAGGAGGAATGATGAAAAAACTAATGTTTGAAAATGTTGCAGAAGTTGGAGATAAAATTAGAGCATACGATTTTATTCCAAGAGAAGAAAGAGGCGATTGTTATCTTGAAGGTCAAGTAATTGATAAAGGTCAAATGGATAATAAAATGTATCTTTGTTATAAAATCAAAGTTGATAAAAGGATTTGGTGTGGCAATGAAAAAAATGTCAAACCTGAATTAAGCATAAGATACGTTCCATTTGAAACTGATACCGATTATTTTGAAAAAAAATTTTATAATCGTTTTAAAGTTCAAAGAGTTATGAAGCTGGAGAAATAATTATGAAAAAATTTCTTGATGCTTTTGAATATGTAATCATGGGTTTATTATTTGCCTACTTTTTTCTTGGTGGGTTTAAATGGACTATAGATTATTTAATGATGTAAAAATGAAAGGGGAATCATTTCTCCCCTCTACTTACCTTGGTCGGTAGGTACTGATGATGTCAGCCACATCAATTTAACTAAAAAGGAAAACTATGAAAACAGGAACAGAAATAAAAAATGTTCTACAACACATTAACGAAGATAGTAAAAATAAATTAGACTATCTAGTTAATCTAAAAGACATAACAGTTGTTGGTGGAGATCAACAACAGATGAGTATGGAAGTCAGCACACTTACTAAAGATTTTGGTATGACTGACAGATCAATCAATCAATTATGTGGTAAATTAAAAATCGGTAGGCAGTATATTCAAAAGTGTTTACCAGAAAGCACAGATTTGGTTGCTCATAATCTTAACTTCTGGATTAATCGTAGAGATGATAGGGAGTTGATGATTAGAAGCTTTGATCATGGTCATAACAATTATGATGCTAGGGCTATCCTAACTAATAGATACAAAAGGATAGATTGTGATGCTGTTGCTAATCATTGTCTTGATAAGCTTATGGACTTAGATGTTCAGTTTAAATATTCATATTATGATGGAGATAGAATGAATATTACTGCTGTAACACCTAAAGTTGAGGGCGAAGTAGTCAAAGGCGATGTTGTGCAAGGTGGTATTACTATTACTAATTCAGAAGTTGGTAATGGTTCACTTATGATCAAGCCATTTATATATAGACTAGTATGTACTAATGGTATGGTTGCGCCACAATATTTCAATCAGTTCTATGCTAAACATGTAGGTAAAATTATTATTGATCCTACTCAAGATGAGCAGTGGAAAGTAACTATTGAAAAAATGCAAGCGCAATTAGAGTTGGTTGCAAAGCCAGAAGTATTTGAGGAAAATCTTCAAAAGCTTCAACAAGCTACTAAAGAAAGAATGAACTCACGTCAGATAGTTCAGTTAGCCAAAAGACAAGGTATTACTGATAGTGAACGTGCTGGTATTTTTGAAAGGTTAGATCACTATGTTGGTGATGAGTTTACTGTATCAAAATACGAGTTATCAAATGCAGTAACTAATATGGCTAATGACGAAGAAATGTCAGATCA